GAATACAAGGTAAGTAAATGCCACAGGGACGATTTCAGCAAGTTGCAAATAGATTTTCGGCAGGTGCACAAGGATATCAAAACTCTGTAAGACCACCGGCAATTAATCCCGGTGGTATGGGTTTTGATTTACGTTCTCCGCAGCAACGAACTCAAATTGCAAATAGTGGAAGAGGCTCACGAGCTTTAGCTGCAGTAGGAAAAATTGGAGCTACTCCAATGCTTGCTGCTGACACTATAAGATCGGCTGGCACTGATACTGATATTGAAGCCTATATGAAGTTGGCTACGGCAATGGGATGGCCGACGGATATAGTTGATCAACAAGGACAACGCACAAAGAATTTTCCATCTCCTATGGCATTGAAAAATGCACGTAGGCAGTTAACTAATCGCGATCTGTTATGGATGGGTTTAAATGGAATGCAGGATGCAGTAACTTCTAAATTTGGAAGACTTGCACCTGCAATTAATACAGCCATTGATTCATCTTTAGTGTTTGAGCCTGTTAGTAAAGCTGTAAACACAGGCATTAACAAATTGTACGAACCTAAGTTTAAAGAGGAAAACAGGACTGGTCGTGAACCCGGCATAGCTGATCTTTTTGGATTTATTGCTAAAAACCTGACTCAACCCGGTGAACTTCAAGGGTTTATGAATATGATTGGCAATCAACCATTGCCAGAATATTTACAGCATCCTAATACTCTTGGTATGAGACCCACCGTTACTGCTGTTGACTTGTTACAAAATTTACTTATGCCTCACGGCCAAGCAGCTACTGGTCTTGGTCAATTAGGTGGTGGCATATTAGAGATCGGGAAACCAAATAATTTTGGTGGAAAAGTTACTCCGGAATCTGTCTCTCGATATTTTGGCAATGCTATTAAAAATGACACAAGCCATTTTATGCGCAAAAACGTAGGTGGTGTTGCAAAGGAGATTGGACGAAATACACCTCGTTCAGTTAAAAACGCTATTCGTACATTTGGTGCAAGTGAAAATTCATTTATACCGTAAGCATACTGACGGTATAGTAATGTAATGAAACGTTGCGAGGCAATTATTAAAAACGAGGTAGGTGAAACACAATGTGGCAATATGGCTACAGGATCATCTGCTTATTGCCCAAAGCATAATAAAGAACTTTACAAGGTAACTACAAGCCATAAGTTTGAGCATGGCTTGTATAGTCCTTTTAAAAAACGATTTAGCGCGGTCAATGAAACGCTACTTACTCGCATTAACGAACTGCGTGACGATCCAGATTTATGGTCATTAAAAGATGATGTTGCATTTGTAACAGCATTGATGGATATGCGAGCCGAAAGCATATCAGAGGGTTTGTCTTTAGATCATTATCGTGCTTTAGCTCAAAGCGTAAACGCACTTAAGCGAGCATATAGATCTGGAGATATGGATAACATTCAGAAATGCATTGACACTTTAGAGGAGCTTGTAACTAAAGGTGAAGACGCATTTGCTGGAAGTGAAGAAGTTGTTCGATTGATTGAAAAACGAACAGACATTATTGAAACTGAACAACGCATGATGCATGCTAAGGCTTACACAATAGAGGTTGATCAAGCGTACAGTTTGATCATGCAGGTATTCGGCGTAATTAAAACGCATGTCAAAAACGCAGAAGAACTAAAAGCTATTCGTGGTGGCATAGGAAAAATCCTGCGCACATATCAAAGTGAAGATGAAGAAATTATGGATGCGGAGGTAGTTGATGAAACTGTCAGTCAACACACGAGCAACGCCTCGTAATTTAAAACCCCATATCAAAGCAACACAGTCATTGGCAGTTAGTCTTTTACAAGCTCTTGACGCAGAAATTGAAAGCTCTCTTGTTAACGGTGATTTTGATTTAGGTTCTGCTTTTCCTATTGCTGGAGCTGATCTTGATTACAAAACGTGGCTTAAAACGTATGCACCACATGCAGCAAGTTCAGAGTTAGGCGAGCATCACTTACGCGCATGGGATTGGTCTGATGGATTCAGTCAAGGTATTGCACCTCCTGCGTTGATTGAGTGTTGGTTTCGCGGAGGTGGTAAGTCAACAACTGTTGAATTAATTACCTGTCGTACTGCTGTTCGTGCCACTAGGAGATTCGTTCTGTATGTATGTGCGACTCAGGATGCGGCCAACCGCCACGTTAGTGATATTGCAAACGTTATGGAGAAGTGGATTAGACACTGGCGCACGTGGTGTAAAGCTTGATCACTTACGACCAGACATGATTATCCTAGATGACATTGATGAACTTGACGATTCTGTAAATCGTGTAGAAAAGAAAATACAAACAATCACGCAGACTATTTTGCCAGCTAAATCAAACGACTGCGCTATTGTATTTGTTGAAAACGCTCTTCACTCTAACAGTGTAATGTCACGAGTACTGAGTGGTGAGTTAGATATGTTGCAGAATCGTATTCAAAGCAAGATTGTTCCTGCAATAAAAGAACTTACATACGAACCAGTAGAAAAAGAAGATGGTCGTATTTCCTATAAGATTACTGGTGGCACAGCATCATGGATACACAAAAGTATTGATGTGTGTCAACGTGAAATAGAAGACTTTGGTTTGCTGCCGTTTCTACGTGAGTGTCAACATGATGTTGGTGTAGGTGGAAAGTTCTTTCCGGAGTTTAAAGAGTATGGTCCAACTGGTGAGCCGTGGCATGTTGTTGATTCAATTGATGTTCAGCCATGGTGGAGATTTTGGGGATCGCATGACTTTGGTACTGGCGCACCTGCATGCTTTTTACTTTATGCTTCAGATGAACGAGAGAACGTCTATGTTATTGATGAATGGTATGAAAGCGGACACGTTAGTTCGTCGCAAGTAGAGGCTGTGCTAGGAGTCCTTGAAAAACATAAACTAGCAGAGCCTAAGCTATTAAAACATAGGTCAGGAGCATGGAATACAAAGCTGGAAGCTATTGCATTTGACTGGGCCAATACATTTCCTCCGCAAAAAGTTGAAGAACGTGTTGGTGAGTATCCAGTAGAAATATGGTGGGAGAAAGGTCTTCCTCCTGTTCGTGCAGTTAAAGACCGTAAAGCTGGATGGCAACGCTGCAAGGAATTACTAGTAAGTATTGAAAGTAGTGCTGGTGTAATTAAACCTAAGTTTAAAATCCTGCGTCGTAATTGCCCAAATCTAATCAAACAACTTAGCGACACTATGTGTTCACCTAAAGATTTAGACGAGATTGACAACGGAACAAAAAATGACCACGCCATTGATAGTTTTAGATATGGTGCTATGTGGCGTGTAAATCCCGTAAGGTGTCCCGAAATTAATAAGGATGGAACTCCATTCAATAAAGAGAATCTACCAGCATGGGTCAAAGATAATAAAAGATCGGATTACGTATAATGGAGCTATGGCAATTTTTTATTGTAGTCATTGCGTTAATCGGAAATGCCTATGGCATGTACGTCATACACAAGGATTTAGTATTTCTTCGTGCGGAGAAGTTGCTTAAGTTGATTGAAAAGGTTGGTGAATGGGTATGAGTATGCCACCGCTTGATCCTAATGTTTTACGTCGTATGATTCCTATGGCAATGCGTAATCGCCAAGCGGGATCAAATGTACGTATGAGTGCGTTTAGTCGCCCACCTGCTCCTGCTGCTATTGGGGCGCAACCACTAACCAATAGCTCAATAGAACCAAAAGACAATCTAAGCCTTGATGTTGAAACTAAAGATTGGAAAGTTGTTCCCGGAGATCAACCAGAGCAAGACCGCAAAATTGTTGATTTTGTAAAAACTCAATTTGATACTTCTTACCGATCAAGAAGTGAAATGGAAATTGAGTGGGCAATGGCTAGTGCCTTTTTTGAGGGACGCCAATGGTTTAGAATTAACACTAACTCACGCAACTTAGTAAATTTTACATCACTACAATCGTAAGTTTTGTCGTGAAACGCAGCTAAAAGAACGTGTGCGATGGGCATGCGTTACTGGTACGTCTTACCTCAAAGTATTTTGGGATACACGAAAGGAACAAGTCGTTCCTCAATTTGACGCAACTGGACAGCAGATACTAGGTCATCAACTGATGAAAGTTGGTGATGTAGTTGAGCAAATCCTTCCTTGCTTTGATGTTTACATTGATCCGTCTGCTAAACGTGATGACGATATTCGATGGATGATTCATGCAATGATCAAACCATTGTCGTGGTTTGTAGATAGCTATGGCGATATTGGAAAGCTTGTAAAACCTGATGCTGTTATGGGCCACAACAGTGGTTACATTGATAGTTATTTAGAAGGTGCAAATGGATCAGGGCGCGGTTGGGTTCCTCCCTCTACAGCGCGAATTAACAACTATGACACTCGCAAGCTAAGTGCTGTTGTTTACGAGTATTGGGAAAAGCCATCTGCGTTATATCCAAAGGGTCGCTACATTGTTTCGTCAAATGGTGTTTTGCTCTATGCTGGTATTTGGCCATACGACAAGCGTGACTCATTTCCATTCATTCCATTACGATGGCAGCCACGTTCTGGAACACCATATGGTTACTCGCTAGGATTTGATTTGACATCGTTGCAGTCAACATACAACCGTGTCTACTCTCGTTTACTTGAACAGTTTGAATCGCAGAAAGACTACATTATGGTCGAGCGATTAAGTAACGTAGGAGCAGATGCATACGATAATCAATCTGATGATATTGAAGATAAGAATCGTATTTACCGAAAGGTCTACTACAACCGTGGTTCACAACCACCATCAATTCAACGCGCACCGGGAATAGGTGGAGATCTATTTCCATTACTGCAAATGGTTGAAAAAGACATGATGGACATTGCTGGATTGCACGATGTAAGCCAAGGTATGGCACAAGCAGGTACGCCAGCTGAGTCCGTTCGATTGTTGCAAAAAGCTGACAATACCCAGCATAGTTACATCCGAGCAGACATTGAAATTCAATTTGCAATTGTTCCATTTGTTGGAAACGTCGAAGGTGGTGATTTACCATCTGACAAAATTGAGCAGGGAGTTATGCGGTTTGACGCCATTCGCAACGGTGGTCAGTTCCGTATAGTTTATGTACCGGGGTCCAGTATGGATGAAGGCCCAGATGTACGTTTGCAAAAGTATGCAACATTACGTCAGATGGGTGTGTTTGGAGATCCTTCAGATCCAGCTACTAACAAGCTTTTTGTTGAGATGGTAAATATGCCAGAGTCAAGCAAGATCTTAAAGCATCTTGAGGCTCAGAATGAAAAGTTAGCACAAGCACAGCAAATGCAGATGCAGATGCAAGAACAACAGATGGCTATGCAACAGCAACAAGTTGCTGCAGCACAGCAGCAAGTTCCACAAGTTAATCTTGAAGTTGAGCAAGCTAAGGCACAGATTGAGATCCAGAAACGAGTAGCAGAAATCAAAGCAAAGCTAGAAGCTGATATTGCTTTAGAAACTGCAAAGGCTGGAATCGCAAGCAATGCGCGTGAAGAAGAACTGTCCGCGCAGGACCAGAGAAATATGTTATCTGGCATGCAAGAAGAAAATAGGAGTACAATGTAATGTCCGATGAGATGGTGATGCGAACCGCTGACTCACCAGCAGCGGCGACGGGCGATTATGGAGCAGCTGAAGCGTTATTAGATTCGATACAGGGAGCCGCCGACCCTAACGAATGGGCGTTAAACAACGAAGAATCTAATGAATGGCAGCTTGGCTCAGACGAAAATACTTATGATGAAGTAGATGTAACGCCAGAAGATCTGGAGTCTCAACTACGTCAGCAACTGTATGACACACTGGCAGACGACCAACCGGGATCAGTGCCATACGAGCGATTTCGTGAAGTTAACGAACAAGCTCGTTCCGGCAGAGAATATCAAGAACGGTTAGAACGTTGGTCAGATGTTATTCAGCAATTAGAGTCTAACGGATTCCAATCTGCAGCTGATGTCCAACGCGCTTTACAAGAGCAGCAATGGGAACAGCAAGAACAACAGGTTAGAGCCGAATACGACCAATTAATGAATCAGGAAGTATTAAGTCCTGAATTAGCACATGCACAGGCAGAAGCTGAAGTTCAGCGAATGCGCTATGACAGGCTAATGAATCAGATGTCTGAGTACATGGTTAACCAGCAGCGGGAGTCCGCATTGCAACAGTACCCATATGCTAGGCGTGGTATGGATATGTATGAGGGCCTCATTTCTAACGGAATGAATCCTATGGATGCAGCAGAATACGTACACAATAGTGTAGCCGGGATTGTTGAATCTATTGTTCCTCAGTTAACTGGGATGCTTTCTGAACGAATGCAAGTTCCAGTTCCGAGTAAGTCACAATGGCTATTGACTTTAATGGTGCCCTTACCCTCGCGGATCAGGCTATTTTGTCCAACGATCCGCTGGTTAAGGAAATCACCAAGAGCCTTCACCAAACATGGAATGCTATCAAGGATATTCCATTCTTCACCTCGCCTAGCCTTAAGCAGGTTGGCGTACGTTACTTAAACGGTAATATTCCTACCCCAAACTGGACTGGAATTAACACAGAACCAGCCGCTGTTCGTGGAAAGCCGAAGTCGTATGAAGAGGCAATGTATCTTGTTCGTAACAAGATTACTGTTGACCACGTTTTGCTTGACCAGCCTAATAACATCATTGATCCTGTAGACGCACAGATCAAGATGTTCTTAGAAGGTTTTGCATACGATTTCAATGATAAATATATTAACAATGATCCGACATCTACGGCCATTGGTAATAGCTCAGATTGTTTTCCAGGACTTAAGTATCGCTTAGATAACTTCAACGCATATGACATTCCCGGTGAAATGTCTATTACATCCACTGCTGATATTTCAACTGCAAACTTGTTTGCAGCTGCATCTGCTACTACTGGTGCTGCTGCTGCAAACCGTTTAATCGCTGACTTCCAGTATGTTCTTGACAACATGAACTCTCCTGATGGAGATGGCATTGTTGCATACATGTCTGAGCAAACAAAGCGTCAGGTTGAAATGGCTATCCGTGTTATGGGTATTGGTGCTGGTTTTGACATTACTCAAGACAGTTACGATCGCCCAGTGGAAAAGTACAAGAATGTTACTATTCGTGTTGTTGGTCGTAAGTCTGATGGTGTAACTCCTGTCATTCCTAACAACCAGACAATTACGGGTATTACCGCTGGTACTGCAACTCAGATCTACTTTGTGCGTTACGGTTCTGGCTACGTACAGGGTTGGCAGTCTGGTCCGTTTAAGCCAACGTATCTTGGACTCAGCAAGGAAAACGGCATCATGCACAACGTCTTATTTGACTGGGGTGCTGGTCTCTGGATTCCTCATGTTCGTGCTC